CCTTTCTGATCAAAACACAGCAGGTTTCTGTGAACATTCCAGGGGTAAGGGTGAGAACGAGTGCAAGACCAAAACATTAAACAGGAAAGCAGGAACATTTAGGTATGACGGATAGCAAGAAGGTACAGACGTTTAACGAGGCTGTAGAGACATTCCTTGCAGAGGCTGAATGGCTAGACGCTAAGGAACATGCACCGATGATTGCAGGACTGTGGGCTTGCGCCGATGCTCTAGACGAAACATTCAGAGCAGCAACGCTTACTGAAATGAACAAGACGTACAAGTACCTCTTGGAACTCAAGCCTGAGGTCAAGGTAGAGGAAACGGTGGACGAGTTAGAGGCCCTCCTACAAGAGCAGCATGTCTGATTGTTCTGCCACACGCTTTACCCCTCCGCTGTCAGAGGACTTCCCTACTGATGGGGACTTGCTGATCAGGTTGGCAGAGCAGGTATGGCGAATTCCTGAGGACGACTACAAGCCCCTACGTCTGCATGACTGGCAGAAGGACTTGCTCAGGCGTGTGCTTGAGCGATACCCAGAGGATCACCCAGACCCTGAACTAGCAGGACGACTGAGGTACAAGCAGGTTCTAGTTAGCGTTCCTAGGAAGCAGGGCAAGAGTGTTCTAGGCGCTCTCATGGCTCTCTACGGAATGCTCTTACACGACCCTGCTCCTGAGGTCCTGTCTGTTGCTGCATCGGCAGAGCAGGCACGCATTGTCTATAGACGCTTGCTCTACCAAATCAACAACACTCCTGCTCTCAAGCGACGAATGATGAGAGCCACTGACACGCGAGGTATTTACCTCAGCGGTCGTGAGGGCTCCTACAAGGCTGTAGCAGCCAACGCTTCTACGTTGCAGGGCTTGCACCCATCCCTCGTTGTCTTTGACGAGTTGCACGTTTCCAAGGACACGGTTTGGACAGCAATGGCCTTGGGTTCTGCCACACGTAAGGACGGGATGCTCTTTGGAATCACCACGGCAGGGGATGACAACAGCAGCCTTCTGATTCACCTATACGAGACAGCAGTAGCAGCCATTGATGGGGACGAGACGCTAGAGCGTTTTGGAGCGTTCATTTGGGAGGCTCCTGAGGGATGCACCCTTGACGACCAAGAGGCAGTGAAGCAAGCCAACCCTGCTCTCAGGGAAGGTCACCTTTCTTGGAGCAACGTCAAGAACGAACTAGCCACCATGCCTGAGTCTGACGCTAGGCGCTACAGGCTGAATCAATTTGTCTCTGCCACTAACACTTGGGTTCCCATCGACGCATGGACTAAGTGTGCTGGTGAGGCATTACCCCTTGGTCCTGAGACGTTCTTTGCTATCGACAGAACCCCTGACTGGTCCTACGCAAGCATTGTTGCTGCAAGGAAAACAGGGGACGTAACCCACACAGAACTAGTGGCCTCTTTCACCAACCCAACACAGGAGCAATTGGTAGAGGCGTGCATCACTCTTTCGCAGCATCAGCCTGAGGCCTACGTCATGGACAACTTTGTTCTTAACGGGCTGGCAGAGGAATTGAGAAAGCGTGGCCTACGTGTCAAGACGTACACGCTTAAGGACGTTTGTGCCGCAGGGAGCATGACCTACAGCAAGGTTCTACAGGGATTGATTAGTCACGCTAACGATCCCTTGGTGAACATTCAGAACACTAAGGCTGTACGCAAGGCAGTAGGGGAGGCATGGCGTATCAGTCGTAGACACAGCACTACAGAAATCGATGCTGTCATGGCTACAACCTTTGCTGTCTATGCGGCAGAAACAACAGAAAGGGAAACTGTACAGGTCTTTTAGCGAACAACACTAAGAAAAGACGGAGGTACAATAGGTATAACACTATGGGACTATTCAATCGTAAGACTAAGAATGAGGAACCAGAAACTAGGGCGGTAAGTGCTAGTGTTCCTCCCGTTAGGTCGGAGACGACACTAACGACTGAGACAGCCCTTTCAATCGCGGCTGTCTATCGCAGTGTAAGCATCCTCTCAACGTCGGTGTCACAACTGCCAGTGGGAGTATTTCGCGGTTCAGAGCCTCTACAGGCTCCCGCGATTATCACAAAGCCTGACGTTAACGAGGCCTCCCACGCATTCATTTCAATGACTGTCACCTCTCTTGCCATGAACGGCAATGCCTATTGGCTGCTGAACAAGAACGACAGGGGACAGGTCAACAACGCTCAGGTACTCAACCCAAACGGTGTTGCTGTCAAGGTCAGTGACTCAGGGGTAATCACTTACCAATACGGAGACAAGACCTACAGGCGTGACCAAATCAAGCACCTTAAGTTGCTCAGGGTTCCTGGCAGCCTCTACGGACTAGGACCGATTCAGGCAGCGAGGCAGGAACTAGAGGGACAACTAGGACTGAGGGACTACCAAGCAAATTGGTTTGTGAACTCAGGTGTCCCTACAGGTGTTCTGTCTAGTGACCAAATGCTTAACCAGGAACTTGCAGAGCAGTACAGGGACCGTTGGCTACAACTACAGGCAGACAGGACCGTTGCTGTCCTTGGTTCAGGTGTCACTTACTCACCTACTCTGATCAGCCCCAAGGATGCTCTCTTTATTGAGGTAAGCAACTTCTCTGTCAATCAGGTTGCACGCATGTTTGGCATCCCAGGACTTTATTTAACCTCTGCTAGTGAAGGAACGTCTCTGACGTATTCCACTACAGAATCAATCGACGCTGCATACCTCAAGTACACCTTGAGTCAGTACCTAGTGGAAATCGAGTCTGCTCTATCAGACCTAATCCCTAGAGGGCAGACAGTCCGTTTCAAGGCTGACGCTCTCCTACGTACCGATACAGCAGCACGCTACGCGGCCTATGCCATTGGCATTGACAAGGGCTTTATGTCCACTGACGAGGTACGCGCGAGTGAAGGACTTACAGGAGCAGCACCACAAGTAGTGGATGGTGCCCCCGTATGAACACAGGAGGAAACATGGAAACACGCGAGTTTGAAGTAAGAGCCGTAGACGCCGAGGCACGCACGGTGTCCGGTATCGCGGTTCCATTTAATCAAGTCATTGAGGTTGGTGGAATCAAGGAGTCGTTTGACAGTGGTGCAATCCGCAGCATTGAGAACGTCAAGTTGTTCTACGGACACTCAGAACCTATCGGTCTTGTTACCAAGGGTGAGGACACAGAGGACGGATTTCTTATTGAGGCCCGTATCAGTGAAACCCCTAAGGGCGATGAGGTCAGAACACTTCTTAAGGACGGTGTTCTAAACAAGTTTAGTGTCGGCTTTGTGCCTGTCACTACTGAGGAAAGGGAAGGCGTATTCGTACGCACAGAGGTAGACCTTAAAGAGGTTTCCGTTGTTGCCTTCCCTGCCTACAACGCAGCCGACGTTCTATCGGTGAGAAACGAAAACACAGAAAACATGGAGGAAACAACTATGGAAACCAATTCCAATGACGTTGCAGACCTACGTGAGGCCGTGGACAACCTAGAGCGCAAGTTTGACGTTGTTACGACTCAGGGTGCTGCAACCACACTGCCTACGTTCCGCTCCTTCGGAGACTACGTACAGGCAACTGCAAGGGGAGACGAGAACGCTGAGGCGCTCTACCGTGCCTTTGCTAACACAGCAGACAGCGTTGTTAAGGATGCTTGGGTATCGGACGTTTACCGTCTGGTTGCTCTTGGCCGTCCTACGATCAACGCCTTTAGCACTTCCGCACTACCTGGCTCAGGACTCAACGTTGAGTACCCAGTAGTCACCACCAACACTGTTGCAACTGCTGCTCAGGCTGCTCAGGGCGATGCACTCACCTACGGTGAACTGACCCTTGGTTCCGCTACTGCTGCTGTTGCTACCTACGGTGGTTACACAAGCATGAGCCGTCAGGTAATCGAGCGTTCTACCGTTCAGTACCTTGACACTGCATTCAAGGCAATGGCTCTTGGATACGCAAAGGCAACCAATGCCGCAGCACGCACAGCCCTTGTAGCAGGCAATGCCAACTACAACGCTGCTGATGCTTCTGCTCAGACCATTGCTGTCTACGTGTCTGCCGTAGTTGAGGCTTGTGCTGAAATTTACGAGAACAGCGGTCTGAACGCTGACTTCGTTCTTGTCTCAACAGACGTTTACAAGGACATTGTTGGCAAGTTGGATGGTTCAAACCGTCCTGTCATTGCAGCAGGAAACCCAAGTAACAACCTAGGTGCAGCCAACGTTGCTTCCCTAAGTGCAAACTTCATGGGTATTCCGATTGTTCTGGATACGACACTGCCAGTTAAGAGTATGTACGTTGCTTCTAAGGAGGCTTTTGTAACCTACGAATCCGCAGGTGCGCCACTACAGTTGGCTGCCGAGGATGTCACTAAGTTGACACGCGATTTCAGCGTTTACGGTTACGCAGCCTTTGCGATCCCAACGCCTAAGGGCATTTCAGTCATTGATGTGACTGCCTGATGAACGCTACGGACCTGAGTACCTATGTAGGGGCATCCCCTGAGGACGTTGACTTTGTTACGTCCTGTTGGGATGAGGCACAAGTAATGGTGGATTCCTTTATTGGTTCTGCTGATGTGCCTGCTCAGGTCCGTAACAGGGCGGTACTAGAGGTAGGTAGCGAACTGTTCCACAGACGTTCTGCCCCTCAGGGAATCGCTCAGTTTGCAACGTTCGATGGTGCCCCTATCAGGATCAACAGGGACCCAATGGTTGCTGCTTACGCCTTGCTCTCTAAGTGGGTGCTTCCCCTGTGACCAACGCAATTACACAGGTACGCATTGACCTAGCAGAGGACCTGACAACAGCAGGTTTCAAGGCCTCAGACCACATTCCCAAAAGGATTGTGCCTCCTGTGGCAATCATCAGCGCACGTTCTCCCTACCTAGAGGCAGGCAGAACCTACGTTGAATGGTCGGTAAACCTTGTAGTCACCCTGATTGCTGCAACTGCTGAGAACAGCATTGCAACAAACGCTCTTGACCAACTTATTGAGGACGCCTTAAACGTCCTTGACGTTAGCGAGGTTGGACAGCCCTACATGCTGACAGCCAACAACGCTACATACCTAGCAGTAGACCTAAACACAACAATTCAAACAACGATAGGAGGAAACTAACATGCCTAGTGCATCAACACGCATTAAGGGTAAGGCTGGACTATTCAAGTTGGCTGCAACTGATTACTCAATCGACTGCACCAGCATTGAACTAACCAGTGATGACGCAGACAACGACACTGTGACGTTTTGCGAGGTCGGTACAGGTGTAAAGCAGTGGAAGTTTGAGGTTGAGGCTATCCAGTCAACAGCCGCAGGCTCCCTGTGGAACTACCTATGGACCTCCGCAGGTACAGCAGGTGTTGCTTTCATTTACGCGCCACACGGTAACGCGACTGCAACCACAACTCAGCCGCACTTTACGGGAACGGCAACGCTCCCAGGTAAGCCAAACATCGGTGGAGAGGCTGACACTACGTACACATTCAATGTTGAAATTCTATGTGACGCAGAGCCAACCAAAATCACTGCCTGATGAGTAAGTCACGTATTGAGGTTGAGGGGCTGAAAGAGACAACTAGGAACCTAAAGAACCTAGGTGTTGAGGCAGCAGACTTGAAGGATGCTTCTTTCCAAGCAGGGCAAATTATCACTGCAACGGCAAAGACCCTTGCCCCAATACGCACAGGCGCTCTTGCTAACAGCACGAGGGCCGGTAAGACAGTAAACGGAGTAGTAGTTAAGGCCGGTGGCAAGAAGGTCCCGTATGCAGCAATCATTCACTTTGGTTGGCCTGCTAGGGAAATTGAGCCGCAGCCATTCCTTTACGAGGCAGTAGACGCAAGGCGTACAGAAGTAGTCCTTGCGTATCAGAAGGGCCTGGAGAAAGCGATTAAGAACGCTGGACTAGACAACAAAACAAACTAAGGGAGACAAGAACATGGATTTTAACACACTTAAGTTGAAGGACGTTAGGGAAATTGAAACGATCAGTGGAACCAGCATTGGTGCCATTGGGGACGAGGAATCACCTAAGGGTGACCTCCTGATTGCTATGGCATACGTCATCAAGAAGCAGGATGACCCTGCTTTCACACTCCTTGACGCAGAGAACCTGACCTTTGGTGAGGTTATGGAACTCATCGGGGACGCAGACGAAACCCCAAAAGACTAAGGGCAGAGAGTGCTAAGGATTTAGCCTCTTTCTGCTTAGCAACAGGCGTACAGCCCTCTGAGTATTGGGGACTGACGCTAGAGGAAAGAGCAGCATTTATCACACAGGCAAACAAGAACAATAGAAGGTAGGTGAACAGCAGTGAGCAGCATTATTTCCATTAAGGCGCTACTAGACAGCAAGGACGTAACTAGAGGCGTTGGCACGATGAACAAGGAACTTGGCAAGGTTGACAAAAAGACCAAGGGTGTTTCAGGTGCCTTTAAGGGCCTTGCAGTTGCAGGAGGCTTGCTTGCTGCTGGTTCATTCCTTAAGGGTGCTATCAGTGAGGCATCAGAGGCAGCCAAGGTTGGTAAGGAAACAGAGCGTGTCTGGAAGGGTCTAGGCAAGCAGGCTGAAATCAATGCCAAGCAGGTTGACAAACTCTCTGCTGCTATCGGTGTCGATGATGAGGAACTACAGAAGCAAGCCAACAGGCTTGTGACCTCTAACAAGTTGATGGCAGAGAACGGCAACGCAACACGCACAGTTGCTCTAGCCCATGACCTCGCAGCGGCAGGTATCGGTAACGCAGAAGGTAACTCTGCAAAGTTGGCTAAGGCTCTGTCAGGTTCCTCTAAGAACATGGCGGGACTCAAGAAGTTGATTCCTGGCCTTACCAATGAGCAGTTGAAGCACGCTCAGTCCTTGAAGGACCAGGGCAAGGAGCAGGAGTCCATCAACTACCTAATGGGTATTGGTGAAAAGAAGGTGAAGGGTTCAGCAGAAGCACAGGCACCAGCACTACAGAAGTTGCAGGTTGCCTTTGGGAACATCGTTGAATCAATCGGAACCTTGCTGCTTCCCATCGTTGAGAAACTAGCGAACTTTGCCACCACAACCCTTGTACCCATCCTTGAGAAGGTCATTGGGTTCCTAGGCAGGAACTCAGACGTAATCGTTCCTCTAGTTGGGTTCATCGCAACCCTTGTAGCAGCAATCAAGGTGTGGACAATCGTTCAAACAGCACTCAACGTTGTGATGAGTCTCAACCCATTGGGCATCATCATCATTGCCATTGTTGCTGTAGTTGCAGCCATTTTCATTGCCTACAAGAAATTCCAGGGCTTTAGGGACGTTGTACAGAAGGTTTGGGCAGGTATCAAGGTTGCTTTTGAGGTAGGCAAGAAGGTCATTGGCGTTGTGTTCACCATCATTGGCGCATACATCAAGGCGTGGCTAGCAGTAGCCAAGTTTGTATTCAACGCTGTAGGGACTGTTCTTAGCACGTTCTGGAATGCTGTTAAGACAGCCTTTGACAAGGTTAAGGGTTTCATCACAAGCATGAGCAGCAAGTTTTCAGGGATCATCACGACAGTTACGGACGCCTTTAAGAACGCTCCTACGTTGCTGTTCAACGCAGGCAAGGACATTGTTACGGGCCTCTGGAACGGCATTAAGAGCCTAGGGTCCTTCCTCAAGGACAAGGTAACGTCATTCATCAATGAGCATGTACCAGGACCTGTCAAGAAGTTGCTTGGTATCAACAGCCCGTCAAGGGTGTTCAAGGGCTTTGGTAAGAACGTAGCCAAGGGTCTTGCAATTGGTCTTGAGCAGACCAAGGAGGTTAGGGCTGCAACTCTCAACCTTGCTAAGACAGTCTCAGGGAACTTTGAACCAACGCTGTCCATGAATACATCAGGTGTCGCTCTAGCGGGGGCATCAGGTAGCAGCATCACTTACAACATCACTGTCAACAGCCTTGATACATCGGCAGACGTTGGCAGGAGGGTAGTAACAGCAATCAAGGACTATGAGCGTGTCAGTGGTAATGGGTGGCGTGGATGATCACGGACCTACTCAAGGTAGAAGTTGACGAGGCTCCTGAGACGTTCCTAGAACTGACGCGAGACAACCTAGGCAGCAACCAACTAGCACCTACCACAGGCTTTGTTCTGACTACTAGCAAGTTGACTCAAGCAAGGCTGACAGGGAACCCCTCTCCTGGTTCGGTGTGGACTGACTACGCCTGCAACGTGACCTCTGTAGGTATCCGTAGGGGCATCACGCTCAGGAACGGCACACCTTCCCTAGAGGCAGGTACAGCAAGCATCACTGCCACGGGAATTGAACTAGACCCCAAGACCAACGGGAACATTCGTCCAGGCGTCAGGCTACGCATTAGGGCCTACGTTGATTCCACATGGGAAACCATTTACCAAGGGCAGGTAGGCAGGGCAGTAAGCAACTACGGCAAGGACAGAACCACTGTCTCTATTGAGTGTGCTGACCTTGTTAAGGACCTTGCCAACAAGAGCGTTGACGGAGGCGTAGCAGAGTCGTTCACCACAAGGGCTCAGACCATTGCAAGCAGCATTGGGCAGCCCTTCAACCTGACCTCAACCTCTCCTACGTCTCTTGCAGCCAACACGGTTCAGGGCACAGCAGCAGCAGCCCTTGAAATGGCTTTGACCACAGAGCAAGGCGTGGCATGGGTAGACAGACAGAACGTGCTTCAAGTCTTTGGTGAGCCTGACGTACCTGGAACCACAGCAGTAATCGCATTCTCTGACACTCATGTAGAGGACAGCACACACGCTTGCTACTCAGACATTGGCGCGTCCTACGACAGCAGCGAGCAGGTTAATCAGGTATTCATCGTCAACGAAACAGGCTCAGGCTCTACAACGTATGGGCCTTACGAGGACCTAACTAGCGTTGCTACATGGGGACCGATTACAGCAACCATTACTACCAACTTTGCTACGTCAGGAGAGGTTGACGCTTTCGCAGCGTCCCTCCTAGCGGGGCACTCTGAGCCAACGCTCAACATTGATTCCCTAAGGGTGAAGCGTGACTACATCCCTTGGTGGGCACCAACAGTAGAAGTCTTTGACGTTGTTTCCGCCGAGTATCACACAGAGGCGGGAACCATTACAGACACGCTACGAGTCACAGAAATTGAACACACTATTGACCCATTCACATGGGACACAAACCTAAGGGTTATTACAAAGGAGGCATGACAGAATGACAGCACAAATTAAGACGTTCGCTGACTACGAGGTACTAACTGCCTCTGATGTGAACAACTACCTAATGAACCAAGCAGTAATCAAGGTTCTGAACACTACGGAGAGGGACGCTCTTTCAACGTCCGTTAAGCAGGCATACAACACAACCAACGGTGACGTTTACGTGAGGAACAGCAGCAATGCTTGGCTGACGTACAACACGGCATGGCAGACATTTACACCTACCTGGACGAGTAGCGGAACCAGCCCTTCCCTAGGCAACGGAACACTCACAGGCGCTTACCTATTGCAGGGTAAGAGCGTTATTTGGAGGGTTCACTTGACGATGGGAAGCACTACTACCTATGGCTCTGGCGCGTGGCGTTGGGATACACCCGTTACGACAGCGGGAGTCCTGGCAGGAGCAGGAGGCGGCCTTGGTAATGGATCGCTGTACGACACTTCCGCAGCAGCAAGAAGGATGAGAGACGTTTACCACTCATCAACAACCTACGTCTCCTTGAGCGATCAGGACGGTAACGCAGTAGGTGGCAGCACTCCGTTTACTTGGGCTAACGGTGACACTGTGGCATTTCAGGCTACTGCTGAGGTGGCCTAAGGATGAACGATAGTGGAGAGGCAGTAGTTGGCATGACTGTTGTAGGCGCATGGCTTACGGCAGCACCCTTTGTTCTGGCAGCCACAGAGAACACAGACACGTTGTTCTTTGTCGCTGCTGTCATTGGTGCCATTACAGCCATTGGCATTGGAGTAGGCAAGGTTTGGAAGGGTCTACGCAAGGTCTTTAGAGGCGTGGACAAGTTAGAGGAACTAGTGGTTTTGGGTGATCAACTCAAGACACAAATGAAGGACATTCAGGACCGTAT